GAAAGTGACGGTATTGAGCACGTCGCTCCTTGTACGGTCTCCCTCGTTGGCATAGGAGACGACAATCTTCGGAATGACAAGTTTGAAGAGCGTAACCCCTTTACTCTTGCAATAGTCAAGCAGCGTGTCATAATCATCGCGGAGGAGGGTGACCTTGCCTTCCGCCTTGTAGTTGCCTTCTCCGTATCCTCTCGGTTTCTGGCCCTTACCATATGCGAGCTCCTTTTCGAGCTCGTCGTCGTAGGAGATTTCCTGAAATTCAATCGAGAGTCCCGGGAGCTTAATGTCGACGTCGGCCCAATCGTATGTTTTACCGTTTACTTTTAATGACATCTAAACCAAGCCTCCCTTCTTAGCTTGCGCTCGGCTTCGTTCTGCCGAGGTCAACTTCGATTTCCCTGATATATCCCCTGGACACATAGCGAATGATGACGGACATTTTCTCGGTAGCAATGATGTCCTGCCCCTCCGGGACTATGATTGTGGCCGAGGAGATTTCCTTCAGCTTAACCATGTCGTCGAGAGGCTTCTGCATGAACTTCGCCCTTGTTTCGAGTTCGTTCTGCACATCCTCAAGGTCGATGTCGTCCTGCAAGAGCTGAAGGCCCTCTTTGCGGACTTCCCTGATGATTTTATTCTTAACCCTGACATCCTCGGCATAACGATAATCCGAGCCATCCGGGGACATGACGCGGGCATTGGTAACATAGAAGCCCTCAAGCCCGTCGTATTCCCGGAATGTGAGGTATTTCGCATTATCGAGCAGCTCGATATAATCCTCAATCCCTGCGGGCCGGAGTTCAAGCATCTTGCTTTTAGAGATTCCCATGCCCGCCGTGTCCCGGGTTTTGCCGATGCTCTGATGGACTTTGGTCTTAGAGTATAGGCCGCAGACGATTCCGGCGTTGTTGATTTCCCTTGTAACGCCGTCCATGCCGATATAGAGGGAGCGTGCTGCCACGACCTGAATATCTGTGTTCTTAATATCCTTCTTGTCTGCTTCAAGCCTCAAAGCATAGTCCGCCACATCCTCGCCCTCATCAGGGGTGTATGCCTCAAGCACGAAGAGAAGGGGCTTGTGGTAAACGGATGCGAGTTCCTGCTGCTTTTCAGACACCGCCGACCATAACGCTTTCTGCGACTCCCCGACGATATGAACCAATTCATAGGACTCATTGAAGTTCCTGAGCTTGTCGATGGCCGCAAGTGCGTCGGCGTTGGTCATGGTGGGGGCAGTTGTCTTGAAGCTGAACACATCACCCACAAGGAAGGATGTCTCCTCATCAGGCTCAGGCCCTTCCGTAAACGTCACAGTCAGGCCCGTCAAGGGGATTTCAAAAGCTCCCGTCAGTGGTACGGTAAACTCTTCGGAATAGCTGTACCCGCCATCAATCGAATACACGAATAGGGCGGTATTTCTGCGGCCCTGCCCGGTGATTTTGATAATCACGTCAAAGGCATTGTAGGGACTGCCGTTAACGGATAAAGAACCTGAGCCCGAGCCTGTCTTTTCGACTGTTCCCAGGCTTCCTGCTGTGGATGCTGCAACCGGGATGCAGTAAATCCGGTTTGAACCGTTCTCCACGGAATCCATCACCTTATCAGCAAGAGGGCTCAGCCCGAGGCGTTCCTTGATTTTGGCCGCCGTCATGTTGCCCGTAATGATGATAGGCGTGTCCGACGTAACAGGAGATACGCCGATTTTTACATGGACGCCCTCACCCTTTTCGGTTGCCAGTCCGAGCAGACCGTCCGAAATTTTAGTTGTGACATCTCTGAGCATTTATTTCACCTTCTTTCCGATGGGACTGCCGGAGAATTTCCCGACTGCTGCGTCGTAGTCTTCCTCCGTGGCCATCTTGCCCGGCTTCCATCCGAGAGCGGCACACATGCCGCTGAAGATGGGGGCGGGCGTTTTTTTCTTGTCTTTGAGCTCCTCAATGCTAAAGAGCTTCGGAGCTATTGTGTCAACCGTTTCCGGCTGTTGGTTTTTACTCGCCATGTTGAGTCTCCTTTCCCTTAATAACTGATTCGACTTCAACTTCCGTGAGTTTCGCGAAGTCCGTATCCTTATAAACGCCGCCCATGAATTTGATTTTGACATTGACGGCGACTTTTGACTTCAGGATGCTGTCATCCTCGTCGACCCACTCTGCCTCCACGACCTCAATCGGGGTATAGTTCCCGTCGATGTAGATTCCCTTATCAAGAGCCCCGAGAAACGCTTCAAAGATTTCCTCCGTCCGTTTAGGGTCAGGGTCTCCGATTATCACGCTGAAGGTCGTCTCCCGGGAGAAAACCTTTCGCCTCTTGTGCTGCGCGCCTGTTTGGTCTCTGTATATGGTTTTTGCGCCGCTTCGGTCGAAGGTTTCCTCCTCGAAGAGCACGGCCCCGACGTGGGCCTCCTGGGACGCCCGGAGTTTTTTCATGCTTGTGTAGGGTCTTGAGCGGATTCCTGCTTCCTTCAGTTTTTCGATGAGATGTTCCCTGCATTCCGTAAACATTTCTAATCCTCCCTGAAGTAGTCCTCAAGAGTGCCCTTGATTTCCTGCATATCGTCATCGCTGAGGCCAAGGAAGGGACGGGCTGGGATGTTGATTCTGACAGTAACTTGTTTCTTCCGAATCCAGCGGCCATCCACTTGGAAGACAAGGCCCTTTGAGGTCTTGGCCCGGATGGTGATTCTCCTGTTCTTGGCCCCGAGTTGGTGCGTCGCCGCATATATTTTGTTCGTGCCGACCGCGAACCCGGAGGCGTCGGACTTCGACTTGATGGAATTCTTGAGTCCTGCGGTTTTAACGAGCGTGATGCCGCCTTCCTGTGCCGCCCTGATGGACTGCTCCCACTTCTTTCCGTCCGGGCCTTTTTCCGTTCGGAACCGTTCTACGGTCGACTCGCGGACAGCCTCGGCAATAGCGGCGTTGATGGCTTTTTTGTCAATGTCCGCGAGCTGCCGGAGCCTTTTCATCAGCCTTCTTGTGTCGCCGTCAAGTCTGATGCTGTACATTTACATCCCCTTCAAGCTGTCCCGGGAGAAGAGGCGCGGACTTGATACGACCGAGAAGCCCGTTCGCGCTGCGGTGGTGGTGTCGACGGCTCCGATTTCGACTTTGCCTTCCGCCAGCAGTTCAAGGAACCGAATCGCCGCCTTGTATCGGTTTAGGTAGTTCTTTTCCCGGTCGTTCTCGTCGATGCCGATTCGGGAATATAGGTTATAGACGGCGATGTCCTTTGCAAACTTATTGATAACCTGCGGGACAGGGGAGAGGGGGAGCGTGTACCTCTTGGCAAGGTATCCGTCAATCTCCGCCCCAGCATCCGCGATTGCCCCTTCAATAATAGGGATGATTTTTGCCTCACGCTCGGCCTCGTCTTCTATGTAGTCACTGCCGATGATGGTGTTGAGAGCGTCATCCTTAATCATGGAGCGGACTTCTGCGATGTCGCAATATGCCACGCCGACTCACTCCTTTACGCTGCCGAGCCGTCGCTGCCGTAGGCCATTTGCCAGAAGGCATACCCGGAATTTCCGCGAGAATCGGCTCCATAGAGGAACTCTTTTCTCATGAAAACATTCTCATCGGTCTCGTTGGTCAGGCTTACAAACTTCGCCTTTTGTCTCTCTTGATAAATGAGCGGCTTGATGGGTTTCTTGGTGCAGAGCAAGAACCACATCGTATCATATCCGGCCAGGTCAGGGACAACCAACAGCTCCGCCGTTCCCTTCAGGATGTTCGTTGTGCCCTCAATCTGGTCAGCGAGGAGAATTTTCCTTCCCTCGGTCTCTAAAGCCGGGCCGACCACAAGCAGGTCGGGGACAATCTTGAGCGGCTTGCCGTGCTCGTCGGTTATCGACATGATTGCTGCTCTTGCCGCTGCATAGGATTCCGGCGAAAGCTTGGCCGTACCCTTGTTACTGAAGGTCTTTTTGCCGACCTTGTGGGCGTCCGAGAAAAACGGCTGCCCGTCATAGCATTTGTTGGTGAATCCGCCCGGGAGCAGTGCGAAGACAAG